TGCGGCGCCGGCATTTGCACCAGTTGCGCGTGTTTGCAAATTTGGGGGAAATGCGTTTACAATCGTTGTGTCGGCGTCAGCGACATATTTTTTAAGTCCCATTACCTAATTTTTCCTCGAATGTCTGTCTCGGGAAATTTAATTTCGAGTATTGTGTTTTTTGGAGCAATCAAATAAGTGCCTTCGGGGGATGTGTTTTTGTTGATATCTATAATTGTTGAGGCATAATTGCCTCCGGATTTATTTGTTAGTTTTACTTTTACAACGTCTAAAACACCTTTTACTTGTTTTAGTTCACTATAAATATCACTGATATAGAAAGGTTCGCCAATAAAAAATGACTCTTTATATTTAGCCGCCAAAGATTTGATACAAGCATCTAATACATCAAATTTATTTGCGCCAACTTGAGGCTTAACTACAAAATCTATTCCTAAATTAATAATATATGGATCTAATATATCAATTGTATCGTTAATCATCCTATAATGATTAATCCATGTTTTAAGATTATTCTTTATTGTTTGATTTGTTTGTGTTAATTTTCCAAACTCATCTTGAGATATAACATACATATTCAAATTTCTTTTTAAAGAGTTTGGATCTTTTTGAACCGAACATCTCTTTAAAGAGCCGTATTTTGCTGGCATTCTATAAACTAAATTTTCATAATCGGCCTGTGTGACTGCACGGTTTTGTGTTGGAAAGGTGTCAAAAATTCTTCTTTTAATTTCCGTGCTTGTTGGGTTTGTGATGTCTCCTATAATTGGAGTTTCATTGTTTATTTCTAAAGAATTTACAACATCGTTTATTTTTTGCGTCGTTAGAGAGGATCTATCGCTAAAATCAAATTTTGCATCAGAAACCTGACTAAGTGCGGCCACTGCAACATTGGAATTAGTAGGATTATTAATCCTATAAATAATTGTAAGAGTTGTGTTGGCCGGGACTACTCCAAAACTATCATTTTTGGACAGCCTGGAGGGATCAAATGTTGTGTCTGTTGTGTATGCCTTTCCAAAAATATCTAGTGCGACAGTTTGGGGATCCGCCACAATGTCGGTTTGGCCCGGTTTGCCGCTTCCAAATTGTAGATAAACATTATAGCGATCTCTTTCAACAATAAATTTTCTTGATACCAAATAAGGCTTTATTATTGAGGGAACATTATCATTTTGAAAATTTGTATTTGATACTTCTTTAAAAACAAGATCTTGTGACAAATAATCCACCTCAAAATATTCATTTCCTTGTGAATCGGTAACTGATAAGACCTCCGATATATTACCAGCACTAAGTTTTAGTCTTAAAAATCGCTGATAAGGGCCCACGTTGATTTGTTCTTGTGAAAAATATCCCGACACTACATTTCCATAGGCCTTAACCGCGAAATGTGTGGGCGCGCCAGTAGAAGTATCTACTTTTGCCACAACAATAGGATTTATAGGTTGATTAAAATCTACATTTCCTATTAATACAAAGTTTAAACCATTTTGCGAAGTAAATCTTGATCCGCGCTTAAGAATAGGTATATATCTCGAATCGGGTCCAAGCGCAGTAGGAGAAGCGGGCACCATAACAAACAGGCCTGCTTGTCCATATGTAGATGGGCGGCCGGTATCTTTATATCCTAAAACTCTACCATGACGTACAACATTGCTATATTGATAAGCTGTATCTAGAAAGGATTCATTAACATTATAGTCCAGGTAAAGAGACAGCTGATCTCCTACGTAGGCTACTGCATCTAACATTAAACTTCCAAAGGAAGCTTCACTAAAATCTTGAAATGTATCTGGGTAGAATCTTTCCGCTATTTGCATCAGATCTTCGCGAATACTCTGAAAGTCTCTGTGCGTATAGTCTATAGGAAGAATCTTTTTTTGTTCGTTTGGCATAAAAAGTCTCCAAATTAAATAGTTAATTCAATTAAATCTCTAGCTCCTATTTCGGGTATTCGATAGGTAATCACTAATCCTAAAGTGCTAGTATCCGGATTTGTCGTCCGAAAATCAATACTTGTAATAGAAACTACAGGTAAATATATGTTTACTTGTTCCATTATTTTACTTCTAAGTTGTGCCGGCACATTTTCAGAATACATAGAAAATAAATAATTTTTTACTCCGACACCGAAATTGGGCTCCATAACTCTTTCACCAGGACTAGTCAGTAAAAGCATTTTAAAGTTTTGCTTAATCATTCTTTTAACGCTTTTAATCATTGTAAATCCATCAGCAGAATTATATGTAATCGGGAGATGTAGACTTAAAGAAGACATATGGTTGTTCCTTTGTTACAGTAAATATCAATTAATCCTTTTTCTTGCACATTACACCTTCTGCATTAAACGGATTTATACGGAATTTTCGTTTTTTCCACCATGGAACAAGCTTAATTCCAGGCTTGGGCCCAAAAGAAGCTCTTAAATTTCTTACAAAAAGATTAGAAACGTTCATTCCGCCTCGATCTCCGGGTCTCCACTTTCTAGAATTGTAATAATCCTTAAACATTCTCTTTATACGTCTTTTAGATTGTCGTAATAATTCTTTATCCCAGCTATCCCACTCATTAACAAATAGGCCGCCTAGGCGTCCAGGTTGTCGTTCCTTATAACTTGCCCAGCCGTACTTTGAATCACTCGTATCGACACTCGCAACGCCATCTGTGATCTCGATTTTCACTTTCATTCCAGGTTTATCGGTAAAGCTTGAATCTTTGCCTTCAGAAACTCCATATGGAACCGTTATTTCTCCAATTGAAGGTAAGAAAGCGAGATCATTATAAATTGCTATGAATGCAGATGATTTATTCAATGCAAAGATATAATCTACGGCTATTTGAAAAATGTTGTCTTTTTTGAGATTTTCAATTAAACATAATAAAAGTTTGCTACTGTCTTCAAGCGGGGCCATATCGGCAATGGTCGTATCTAAGGCATCAACTTCTACAGTTGTGAGGCGCGCTTTCTGCCCATTAACCACAACAGAAAACTCTAAACCGTAGCGTACTCCTAATTGCCCCTCTAATCCAACTACGGCGCCGGCTGCATTAATTACCTGTTTTAACGTACCGCCATACCAATCGGAAATATTATCTCCGGGTGGCTTGGTTTTAATTTGGTCAATTGCGGTTGTGGTCTTCTTTTTGGCGCCGTTAATGCTAATATATTTTTCAATCATAAATGGTTTCGTAGAATCAATGACGACCGTTCCATATTCAGATATGTCACCCAGATCATTGCCCGTTATTGCGGAAATTATTTTTGTTTTTGTTGCAAATAGTTTTAAAACAGAATGCTCATCATCAATGTGCTCTTCGCCTACCATATATACAGGATTACCATCACTATCTTCGTGTACATGATAATAGCCTACATAAGGATCGCCCTTCTTTAAATCATCTTCGCCGCGCACTTCATGTACCGTAAATGTATTTCCAGTTGTATATTCTCCAGAGGCGCCAATTTCCATACCGTCGTCCGTGGCCACTTCCATCCAGTCGCCAGATAGATCTAAACTAGAAGCGCCAGAAGTATGTTGTGATAACATATAATAAATCAAATCATTATATTCTGGAACCATCCCAATCGATTTTAGATTAGCAACAATCTTTTCGCCTACGTAGTCTAATTGTTTTTTCATTAATTCATTTAAAATTAATTTTGCGTCTTCTTCAGTGGCTTGAACTGCTTCTAGGTTATTTTCCATTCTATAGTTTTTTAGAAAGGTTAACCAACCTATTTCCCGCGCTATTTTAGCATCCCACAAATCATCTCTATAGGGATATTCATACGATTGTTGGACTTTACCAAGCCTCTCTAAAGCATCCCATATATATTGAGGAGGTTCAATCTCGCCTTCATCTACAAGACGGCTATATAATTGAACGCTCTGCTCCAAAAATCCATACCAAAATTCACTATCTTTAAAAGGACTTAAAGCTGCCAATCCACCAGAAGGCTCTTTAAAGTCTTCTTCCATATTCTCAATAATATATTGCGAAAATATAGAACTATAATTTTCTGCGGATGGCTTAAGCCATGTGAAAGTAGCTAATGATTTTACAAAATGGGTACATGCATAAATTCTTAATGCTGCTATAATAAGACCCTCGATACCAGCCTTTGCGGGTCTTGAAAGAATTCTAGAGTAAGGAATTTCCTCAACGCAATCCGGATCTCCTTTTAGTCTTTCGTCTTCAGGAATTTGTGAATATTTGCTCTGGATAGTCTCGTCAATATCGCCAAAATCAACTAGATCGCTTAATCGCGGCTTACATTGGCTCATCTCTGGGAACAATGCTTCTACTAGTGCAACCCATCCTTTATTTTTAAAAGGCTTAACATATACAGGTGGACTAAGATATGAACCTCCAAACTGGCCTGGATTTAAATAAATTACTCTGGCGTCTTCACCATTATCATATTGATCTCGACTCACCCCCATTATTTGATCTTTTCTGCGAATTTTCCGTGTGCCGCCATCTCCATCATCTACTTCTGCTTCAGCATAAAGAGTGCCGGCCGGAGAAATGAATGCGCCGCGTTCTGTTGTTGTTTCAGATGCCA